GGTACAATTAGTTTTGATACTGATTCTAATTATGGAATTGGTACTTTTAAACTAACTCCTGGATATTTTGCTACCAATATAGATTCGTGTTTGGATACTACTTTAACTATACCACATGCAGCAGAAACCATGGGCCAAGTTGCGGCGGCAAGTGTCGCTACGAAACCTTCTGTGATGATGCTGGATAGTGCTTCTACTATAAAGTTTTCAAATAGAAGGATAAGTTTAGGTGATTTAGTTAATGTGGCTGATAGTGCTAATGCCGCGCTTGGTTTTGTATTAACAAAAACGCATCAAGGGTATACAAATTCTACACCACACGGTTCTAATTTTGAATTTAAATCATTACCTCCTACAATACTATTAACAGATTTAAGTGTCGGAGCATTAACGACACCTGATGATATTATAGGTAATATAGTATATGATAATACAAATGGGACTTTTTCATTTAAACCACCCCAATCTTTTGCTAAATTTGCTGGTGGGAATGGTGGTTTAGCAACGCCATCTGCGTTAAGTGAAACTTTAACTTTAACTGCCGATACTACTAGTGGATTAGTAATAAATGCGTCTGGAAGTACAATAACAATTGATGCGAGTGCGGTAAGTGGCACTGGTGGATCAGCAACAGTTGATAGCAATGCTGTTGGTAGAGTTATAGTGGGAAATGGAAGTGGCGATTCTCTAGAAGGACAATCGCGTTTGACATTTACAACTTCAGCCAATGGCGCGATTAGTACTTTCACTGTAGACGCGAATACTATACTTAAAGGAACCACATATGCTTATGATATAGTTCCTGACCGTCCTGGCAATGCTCATGGAGATTTTGACTTAGGTTCTACTTCAAATCCATGGGAGAATATACACTTGTTAGGTCATATGTATTTTCTTGGTACAGACAGTGATTTCAGAGGTATTAAAATAAATACCAACACTGAACATGCGTTTAAAATTCAATCTACTAGTAGTAGTAATAATACTTATGCTAGTATTGATACTCGATCAGGTAATGAATCATTTAATATTTTAAAAAATTTAGCAGTAACTGGTGCTATTACCGCAACTGGAAATGTAACTGCTGCATTTTCTTCTGATTTAAGACTTAAAGAAAATTTAGAAAAAATTGATAAACCCCTTGATAGAATTGAAAAATTAAATGGTTATACATTTAATTGGAATAAATTAGCGCAAGAAGATACAGGAATATTAATTCCTGACAGTGATAGGAGAGAGGCTGGAGTAATTGCTCAAGAAGTTGAACTTGCTCTACCAGAAGTTGTTATAGATAGAGATGATGGTTATAAGGCAGTTTACTATGAAAAACTTGTTCCTCTATTAATTGAATCAATAAAAGAATTAAAAGAAAGAGTTGAAGAGTTGGAAAAAAAATAATGGTTAGGTTAAGATTTGTTGATCCCTTTTCAGATAGTGAACCAGGACTAAGTTTAGACTCTATAGATGAGGTTTTCCCTTCTGGTAATTCAGTAAATCTTACTTTAACAGATTATTATAGAGGTGGAAGTTATGTTCCAGCAGATGAATCTCCTATAATACCCACATCAGGTCAGATAAGCATATTAGACTTTCAAGGGGCTGGAGAGGGTGGTCCAGTTGACCCGCCTAAACCTTGGTATGGTGCAATTCTTACAGGCGACTTAATGTATGGTCGTACACATGATATCACACCACCAGCACATCTTGCAGGAAAACATTTTGGATGTATCATCGTAGGTGGTGGTGGCGGGGCAGGTGGATCACCAGGTGGTGGTGGGGCTGGTGGTAGTGTTGTTTATATTCCTAAAGGAATACCTTTTCACGCAGGAGATGAGTGGCAATTTAGCATGGGCAGAGGCGGGGGTGGTGGAAGGACAACTGATGGAGTTGATGGTGGCACAACTTCTTTTTCAATTAAAAAAAGTGGATTTTCACAACATTATGAGTATATCGCGGCGGGGGGTGGTGAAGGTGGTGAATGTGGTCAAGCCAGTGTTGGTGGTGGGGTAACTAGTGCTGATGGCGGTGATCGTGGTCGCCCTTGGTTCTGGGCCTCAGAAAGTGACGGATTTATAAATCCTTCTATTGCTAGATATTGGATTGACAGAGGATATTATGCAGATTCTGGTAGTTATAGTAACCCAATCTTTAATTCTCTTGGTTATCCACGTTCTGATGGACCAGCGGATTCTAATACAAATGGAAATAATATACAAGCATCATATGGGGGGGAAGGTGGTGATGTAAGTATAACTACTGGAGTCGCTTATGGTGGTGGTGGTGGTGGTGTTGGTGGATTTCGTTTTGATAATGGGCCATGGGATTCTAATACAATATACTCTATGCCTATGGGTGGAAATGGGGGTAATTTTTCAGGTGGGGGTAGTATTAGCGTTGCAGGTGGTGGGGGTGGTCGCGGCCCAGTAGTAGCAGCAACTAGTACACTTTCAACTAATTTTCAAAGAAATTCTGGTGGGGGAATTTTTGACTCTTCCTTTGACGTAAACTCAGTATATGAGATACAAGTATTTCCATCTATAAACACAGGTTTTCATGATGCACAAGGTATTAGTGTTTTAGATACTGTTGGTGGTTCCTATCCACCACCAACTACAGGAAATACTGCCCCACAAACAAATATTTTTGTAGGAAATTCAAGCAACAAAAATGAAAGAAGTTTTTATTTCAAACCTACAAATACCAATCGTTCTGATGTTGGTAAGTCAGGTGGAGATCAAAGTGCATTAACTAATGCTGGTTATGGTGTTTATGGTGGAAAAAATGGGAATACTATTCACACTAAACATAATGGAGATGTTTCACAGCCATATGGTACTTCAAGTTCGGAAACAACTGGAAGAAAGTATAACCCTAAAAATTGGGGTGGTGGTGGGGGTGCTGCTAGTAGATTCACATCAACCGTTCCAGGAAGTAGTTTTGGTAATCGCCAAGGTAGTCATGGGTATGGAGTTAGTGGTGGTCCTGGAATTGCTATTATTTTTGGACCTACACCATCAATGGATAGTGATTTAACAACAGAAGGTGGTGAATTTGTAATTCCTCATATATTCCCTACAGCAGATGGTTTTTTTGGGCCTGATGATTGGTCATAAGAATTTTAATTTGAAAAAACTATTTTGTATAAATAACAATATAATAAGGAGATATTGAAATGGAAGATGAAAATTTTGAAGTAGAGTATGAGACTAATGATATAGAAAGTAGTGAAAGCGAAACTATTGATACTAGTGCAGAAGAAGATATAGAAGTGGAAGAAACTCCTACACTTGATATGATTGATGCTATCCATGATGGCAATCTTAGAGTTGCTGGTGAAGTTTTTAGTGATATGCTTGGTGATAAAATCAAGAGCGCACTAGATATGGAAAGAATATCTATGGGACAAAAAATGTTCGCGAGTGCAACATCTGAAGAATAAATTTATATAAATAGACTATAGGCTAATAAAAAGAGTTAATTTAATGAAAACTTTTAAAGAATTAAAAGAAAACCTACTAATTGAAAAATCTATGAAAGTAGATGGTGCTAAAGTTGATATTAAAAAAGTAGGAAAAGAATTTAAAGTTGATATTGATGGTGAGCATTTGGACAATTATAGTTCAGAAAAAGAAGCGATGACCATGGCAAAAGAATTCATTAAGCAATATAAAGGATAAGACATGAAACTAATTGCTGAGTACTGTGACGGTGCATTAGATTTAATCACTGAAGCAAAAGAAAATGGTGAGAAGTCTTATCAAATAGAAGGTGTTTTTGCACAAGCAGAAGCAAAGAATAGAAATGGTCGCATGTATCCAAAGCCTATTATGGAAAATGCGATCAACAAATATGTAAAAGAACAAGTTAAAACTGGACGCGCTGTAGGTGAGTTAAATCATCCAGACGGTCCAACTGTTAACTTGGATAAGGTATCCCATCGTATTACGGACCTCAAGTTTGAGGGAAATGATGTGATGGGTAAAGCACTTATATTAGACACTCCTATGGGTAAAGTTGTTAAGGGTTTACTTGATGGTGGTTGTCAACTAGGTGTTTCGACTCGTGGTATGGGAAGTCTTGAGAAACGTAATGGAATAATGGAAGTTAAGGATGATTTTATTCTTAACACCGTTGACATTGTTCAAGACCCAAGCGCACCTAATGCTTTCGTTAATGGAATAATGGAAGGTGTAGACTGGGTATGGGATAATGGAATGATTAAACCTCAAGAAATTGAAAAAATAGAGACTGAAATAAAAAGAACTCCATCAAAAGGTTTGCAAGAAGCGCAAATTCGTGGGTTTGAAAATTTCCTCTCGTTGCTGAAATAAAAAGGAGTCAAGTATGACTGATCAAACACAAGACCAGGAACTTGAGGTCCATGATGACAACGAAATTGTGGAATCTCACGAAGAAGTAACTGAAGCATCACTTTCAGATGATCCAGAAGGTGCGGAAGATGATTCCATACAATCTGTTCAGAAGGCGGCTCAAGTTACTAAAAAAGCATCCCCCCCTAAAACTAAGGCGGGTATGGTTAATGCTATGACTGATAAAATGAATGGTATGAAAACCAAGACTGAAATCAAAGCAGCATATGAAAAAATGATGGGTGAAGAAATTGAAGTAGATATGGAAGAAGAAACAATGGTAGAAGATACTTCTACTGCTGATTTGGAAGTCCTTATTTCTGCTGATGAATCTCTATCAGAAGACTTTAAAGCAAAAGCAAGTACAATTTTTGAGGCAGCACTTACTACAAGAGTTGCAACTAAAGTTCAAGAATTGGATGAAGCATTCGCAGAAAAAGTCACATCTCTGGAAGAGCAATACGCTACAGAGACTGAAGAAGCGATCAATGAAGCAAAGGGTGACCTTGTAGACAAGATTGATTCTTACTTAAACTACGTTGTTGAACAATGGATGGAAGAAAACCGTATTGCTGTAGAGCAAGGTATTCGCACTGAAATCGCTGAAGGCTTCATGGGTAAGTTGAAAGACTTGTTCACGGAATCTTACATTGAAGTTCCAGAAACCAAAGTTGACTTAGTAGACCAACTCGCTGAAGAAGTTCTAGAATTAGAAGAACTTTTGAATAAGCAAACCCAAACCAATGTTGATATGAACGAAACAATTTCTAATTTGAAGCGTTCTGCTATTATTGCAGAAGCATCATATGATCTTGCTAGTACTGAAGCATCAAAATTGGAAAAACTGGTTGAAGGCGTAGAATTTGAAAATGAAGATAATTTCAAATTTAAAGTTGACACCATCAAAGAGTCTTACTTCAATGGTACACCAGCAGTCGCACCTGCTGCTATCGTAGAAGAAACACTTACAGAAGAAACCCAAGAAGATACGGATGTAGATGTAAACGTATCAGATAGCATGGCTAAGTATGTCGCTGCTATTAAAGCAAGTAACTAAGGAGTATCCATTATGGAAATGAATTACAATCAACTGATTGAAAAATGGGCACCAGTTCTCAATGAAGAATCTGCTGGTTCCATTCAAGACAAGCACCGCAAAGCAGTTACTGCTGTTGTGCTTGAAAACCAAGAAATTGCTTTGCGTGAGCAAGCAACACAACAAGGTGGTTTCGGTCAACTGACAGAAGCAGCACCAGCAAACAACACAGCAAATGTTGCTAACTGGAACCCTGTACTTATTTCGTTGGTTCGCCGCGCAATGCCAAACATGATGGCATATGATGTATGTGGTGTTCAGCCAATGACAGGTCCAACTGGTCTGATTTTCGCAATGAAATCAACCTATGAAACAACTCGCGGTGGGGCAAGTGCAAATGATGAAGCACTCTTTGGTGAAGCAGTAACTGCTTTCTCTGGAGATTCTGCTGCAAACATGGTAGCCGATGGTTCTGGTCTTGCTGGTGTAGCAGATTCAGCAACAGGTGACTCAACTATTGACGATAACCGTAATGATCCTGCTGTTGGTACTGTTGGAATGTCGCTTGCAAATGGCGAAGCACTTGGAACATCTGGTGCAAGTGCATTTGCTGAAATGGGTTTCACCATTGAAAAAGCAACTGTATCTGCCAAAACACGCGCATTGAAAGCAGAATATTCGCTTGAACTCGCACAGGATTTGAAAGCAATTCATGGTCTGGACGCTGAAAGCGAACTCGCCAACATTCTTTCAACTGAAATCCTTGCGGAAATCAACCGCGAAGTTATTCGTACTATCAACTCACAAGCAAAAACTGGTGCATCCACTGGTAACACTTTGTTGAATGGTATTTTTGATCTTCAAACAGATGCTGATGGTCGTTGGAGCGTTGAGAAGTTTAAAGGTCTCATGGTTCAAATTGAGCGTGAAGCCAATAACATTGCCAAAGAAACTCGTAGAGGTCGCGGTAACTTCATCATCACATCTAGTGATGTTGCATCGTGCTTGGCAGCAACTGGTATGTTGGATTATGCTCCAGCAATGTCAACTAACTTGAATGTTGATGATACTGGTAACACATTTGCTGGTGTTCTTAACGGACGCACAAAAGTATATGTTGACCCATATGCCACTGTTGACTACATCACTGTAGGTTATAAAGGTACAAATGCATATGATGCTGGTATCTTCTATTGCCCATATGTACCTCTCACAATGGTTCGCGCCGTTGGTGAGAATGATTTCCAGCCAAAAATTGGTTTCAAAACTCGTTACGGCATGGTATCAAACCCATTTGTTGGTTCTTCGCCAGCAAACGGTCTTGCAACAAAGCAAACAAACCAATACTACAGAATTTTCAGAGTGGACAACATTCTGGGTGCATAGTATTGCACAAGAAGGGCGAAACAATTAACGATTTCGCCCTCTATAAAACTTTTAAAGCAGTGCTACGGCACTGCTTTTTTTATGGTAATTAGGAAGAAAATCCTACCTTGACAGTTTTTCCATTATGGGGAGAAACATTTAAAGCCATTTCCTTTTGAAAATCGCGATAGGATTTATCATCTTCTTCAAGTGTTTGCAACCACTCATCAACAGTCATATTTGAAGAAGGATATTCTTTCCATGCCACATTGTTTTCACAGAAAGCAGCCATTACGAAAGCAACTGCATCTTGCTCACGTTCAACATCAGAAACAATGTAAGTGTTTCCACCTTTGAACTTCCAGTAAGCATTACCACTTGAGAATTTTCCATCCTCTGCATGTGCGCCATAATTTTCCAGAACTTGAGTGTGAACTACAAAAGTCATATGATTCTCTCTTTCTCTTTTGTTACAATTATAATTACTATAATTTTATAGGTATGTCAAGTATAAATATAGATATAATCGGATATAATTGGATATAATCAGATGGCAACAGTTACCACAAATATGAACTATCTTCAACCTACCAATTTTAAGGTAGTTATAAACCATAGCACATTTGGAAACCTTGAGTTCTTCGCTCAAAGAATTGTACATCCCGGTGTAAGCGTTCAAGCACCAAGTGTGCCATTCAAGAGAATTTCAAGCATTTCAATTCCAGGTGATACGCTAACTTTTGAAGACTTGGCGATGGATATTTTAGTTGATGAAAATATGCAAACTTATATTGAAGTTTTTAACTTATTGAGTTCTTTGGTTGAAACAAAATATAAATCTCCTATGGATAAAGCAGCATCTGTTTCTTCAACACAAGAATTAGACATAACTTTAACCATAACTAGTAGTCACAATAATGTTGTAAGAACAATTAGATATATTGATTGTGTTCCCACTAGCATTGGTACAGTTTTGATGGAAGCGACTTCTGAAACATCGCCTGTAATTACCTTTCCAGTAAACTTTAAGATTGGATATTACGAGATAAAATAGACCTATATATTACTAATACATTATGGAGAATATGATTGCTTAACCTTGAAGAAATACTTGAACATTGGTCAAACGACTGTAATATTGATGAACATAACCTAGATAAATCTAGCGTGGACATTGCAAAATTACATGCAAAATATTTACAATTACTTTCTGTATATAAACTTCAAAAGAAAAAGTCTGAGATGAATCAAAAAATTCTTCTCAAGGATAAGTGGCTATATTATAATGGTAAGATGACTGAACAGCAAATCATTGAAAAGAATTGGGCGTTTGACCCATTTGATGGTATGAAAATTATGAAGGGTGATATGAACTATTATTACGATTCTGATCCAGATATTCAGAAAAGTGAAGAAAAAATAATCTATTATAAGACATTGATTGAAACGCTACAAGAAATTGTAGAAACATTGCGATGGCGGCATCAAACAATAAGCAATATAATAAAGTGGAAGGTATATCAAAGCGGTGGATAAGATAGTAGTACAGAAGAAGAATGAATGTTCTCTTCTGTTAGGTTGCGACAATGGTATCATTCAAGAACTAAATGAATATTTTTCATTTTTTGTTCCAGGATATAAGTACATGCCAAAATATAAATCAAAGATGTGGGATGGTAAGATAAAGATATTTAATGCTTTATCTCATGAATTGCCAGCAGGTTTGTTGCATCAACTTAAAATATTCTCTAAGGAAAGAGGATATGAATTAGACTATGAAGATGGTGAGTATGGCCCACCAGAAGTTTTTAATAAAATAAATCCAAGAGAAATTATGGGTTTTATTGAAAGTTTAAATTTGATGAGTCGTGGAGAACCAATATCTATAAGAAGTTATCAATTTGATGCTGTGTGTTCTGCCATAAGAGAAAGAAGGTCTCTCTTATTATCACCAACTGGATCAGGTAAATCATTGATAATATATGTTTTGATGAGATGGTATATGGAAAATCATCACGATAATGTTTTGGTTATTGTTCCAACTACTTCTCTTGTTCAACAGATGTTTGCGGATTTTAGTGATTATTCTTCACACGATAATAGTGTTAATATAGAAAAGGATTGCCATTTTATTTACTCTGGTCAAGCAAAAAAAGGAATAAAAGAAAGAATAATTATATCAACTTGGCAATCTATTTACAAACTACCCGCCCTATGGTTTTCAAATTTCGGTGTAATTTTTGGTGATGAATGTCATGGGTTTAAATCAAAATCCTTAACATCTATTATGAATAAAAGTAGAAACACTGCATATAGATTTGGAACTACTGGAACTTTAGATGGCACTGAAACTCACAAATTGGTTTTAGAAGGATTATTTGGAAAGGTAATAAAGGTAACTACTACTAAAAAACTACAAGACGATTCAACACTTGCGCCTCTTGAAATATTTATGTTAAAGTTGAAATATGATGAGGATGATTGTTTTCAAAACGTAGGAAACACCTATGCACAAGAAATTAATTGGATTGTTTTAAATGAAAAAAGAAATAAATTTATTCGCAACTTATCATTAGGTATGGATGGCAATACACTAGTACTATTTCAATTTGTGGAAAAGCATGGTAAGGTTCTTTATGATTTAATATGCAATAAAAAAGAAGATAAGAGAAAGGTATTTTTTGTTTCTGGAGCAACAGAAGCGGCAGATAGAGAAGCCATTAGAAAAATTGTAGAAAGTCAAAAGGACGCAATCATTGTTGCATCTCTAGGAACCTTTAGTACTGGTATAAATATTAGAAACCTACACAATATAATATTTGCGTCACCAAGTAAATCTCAAATTAGAGTGCTGCAAAGTGTTGGTAGAGGATTGCGAAAAAGTGACGATGGAAGAATTACTAAATTATATGATGTGATAGACGATTTACGGCATAAAAAGAAAATGAATTATGCTTTACTTCATGGAGAAGAACGATTAAAAATATACAAAAAAGAACAGTTCAACTTTAAAAAATACGAGGTGAAATTATGAGTACTAAAGATATTGAAAGAGTAAAACAAATAAAAATGTCATCAGGAGATGAAATACTTTGTGAAATAGTAGATATCACTGATGATGAACTTATAGTTCGTCACGCACTTCAGATTTGTAAAATTGAAATTGATGCGAATAGAAGTTATGGTATGCTTCGGCCTTGGATTTCATTCCAAGAAAAAACGCAAGAACTTATTTCGTTAAATGATATGCATATATTAGCCATAGCAGTACCTAGCGAGGATTTAATAAGTCAATTTGACAAAGCCATTACTAATAAATTGGATGAGGATTTAGATGTTGAAACTTGGATGGAAAGATTATATAATAAAAAGGAAGATTTAGAAGTTAAATTTCACGAAATGCTTGACAGCGATGAAAATATTATAAAATTTCCATCAGGTTATAAACATTGATTCCCCCCTATAAAGGATTCTCCTTATTATACACTTAACTGATGATTCTGTCAACCCCTAAAATAAAATAAAATAATTATGCTTTACATTACCGTCTATTTGTGGTATAATAGTAGGAATACAAGGAGTGAATTGAATGCCAAAGGCCAAAACAAAAAATACCCATTATGTAAATAATGCCGAATTTTCAGAAAAAATTGTAGAATATGTTAAAACTATAAATGAAGCAAGAGATAATAATGAAGAATTGCCTGTAGTTCCAAATTATTTGGCATTATGTTTTTTAAGAATTGCTGAAAATCTTTCTCATAAATCTAATTTTATTAGGTATACCTATCGTGAAGAAATGGTTATGGACGCAGTAGAGAATTGTTTAAAGGCAGTAGAAAATTATAATATTAATGCTGCTACTAGAAGTGGTAAACCAAACGCCTTTGCTTATTTCACTCAAATTATTTGGTATGCATTTCTAAGAAGAATTGCCAAAGAGAAAAAACAACAAGATATTAAAGAAAAATATATGTCTCAATCTGGTATAGAAGCGTTCCTTGTTACTGAAAATGGTGATGCTTCAACTGGTGTCGCGACACATTTCATTGATGTTCTCAAAGACCGAATTGACAAAGTAAAAGAATACGACACAGAAATAAAAGAATTTGGTAAGGCTGAGAAACAACAAAGGAAAAAAAGAACAGTTAATGTTGATTCCGATTTGAAAGACTTTTTAGAATGAAATTATTAATATTAAACGATACGCATACAGGTATAAGAAATGCCTCTGATATTTTTTTAGATAATGCGGCAAAATTTTATAAAGAAATATTATTTCCATATTGTGACAATCATAATATCAAGCAAATTTTGCATCTGGGAGATTATTACGATCATCGCAAGTTTATTAACTTTAGAGCATTGACACACAATCGCAAGAGTTTTCTAAACCCTATGCGAGAACGTGGCATGACTATGGATATTATTCCGGGTAATCACGACACATATTTTAAAAATACTAACGAGTTAAATTCGCTCAAAGAACTATTGGGTCATTATATGAATGAAGTTCATATTGTTATGAAACCAACAGTGATGAATTATGGCGGTTTAGATATTGGTTTATTGCCATGGATTACTTCTGAGAACTATGAAGAATCTATGAATTTTGTGAAAAATTGTAAGGCATCATTTCTTGGTGGTCACTTAGAATTATCTGGTTTTGATATGATGCGTGGAATTAAGAATACGCATGGTATGGATAAAGAAGCATTTTCAAGATTTGAAATGGTTTTATCTGGTCACTATCATACCAAATCCCAAAAAGATAATATTTTTTATCTGGGTACTCAAATGGAATTTTTCTGGTCAGACGCTCATGACCCTAAACACTTTCATGTACTAGATACTGAAACTCGCGAATTAGAAGCAATAGTTAATCCTTTCACATTATTTGAAAAGATATTGTATGACGATACAAAGACAGACTATAGTAATTATGATGTAGACTATTTAGACAATAAGTTTGTTAAATTAGTCGTAATTAATAAATCTAATCCCTTTACATTTGATCAATTTTGTGATAGAATAACGAATAGAAAAATACATGAATTAAAAATTGCTGAGAATTTTGACGAATTTATAGGTGAAAGAGTGGGTGATGAAGGAGTATCTGTAGAAGATACCACTACTCTTCTTGACAGTTACATTGATAATGTTGATACTGAATTAGATAAGTCTAGAATTAAAATTGAAATGAGAAATTTATTGACTGAAGCACAGGCACTTGAAATCGCATGATAATATTTAAATCATTGAAGTATAAAAATTTCCTATCAACTGGGAATAATTGGACTGAAATAAAATTAAATAATTCTAAATCTACTCTCATTGTAGGATTAAATGGGTCAGGTAAATCAACTATGTTGGATGCCATATCATTTGGGCTATTTGGCAAACCTCATCGTGGCATAAACAAACCTCAATTAGTTAATACAATTAATAATAAAGATTGTGTGGTTGAAGTTGCCTTCTCAATAGGAAGTAAAGACTTTAAAATTGTTCGTGGGATAAAGCCAACCCTTTTTGAGATTTGGACAAATGGTAGTATGATTGATCAATCATCCCATGCTAAAGAGTATCAAAAAATATTAGAACAAAATATTTTGAAACTAAATCACAAATCTTTTCATCAAATTGTAGTATTAGGAAGCAGTTCTTTCATTCCATTTATGCAACTTCCAGCACAACATCGTAGAGATGTTATTGAGGATTTATTAGATATAAATGTTTTCTCTAAAATGAATATTATTCTTAAAGAGAAAACTGCATTGTTACGTGAAAAATTAAAAGATATAAAATACACTATTGATTTAACTGAAAATCAAATAAAAACTCAGAAGAAATATATCAACGATTTGACCACATTAAATGAGGAATTTATAGATAAAAGAAATTCTGATATATCTGATTTAATATCTGAGTGTGATACTTTGGAAGACAATAATATCTTGTCTCAGAAGTTTATTGATGAAAATCAAAAAACTATGCAAGAGGAATTAAATCGTGCTAATGATAAAAAACAAGCACTACTACAATATCAAGCCCAATTCAAAACAAAAATAAAAGCGTTGGTCAAAGAGGCGAAGTTCTACGAGAAAAATGAAACTTGCCCAACTTGTACTCAGATTATTGATCCAACACTTAGATCACAAAATCTTGATGATGCACAAAAGAAAGCAAAAGAACTTAAAGAAGCAATGGATCATGGAATTAAAGAATCATCTATTGTAGAAGATACTATTGGGCGGTACACTGAGTTGGCAAATAAAGTCAGTCAGAATTTGTCAATTATATCTTCCAATAATAATACAATTACTCGCCTACAAAAACAAGTACAATCTTACCAAGATGAGTTAAATAAACTTTCTGAAAAAACTGGAGATTTGTCAAATGCTACCTCTGAATTAAAAAAATTAGAGGACGTTAAAAATGGTTCAAACAATGAAAGATATGAAATAAATGAATCATACACTTATAATGCAGCCATGGCAGAAATGCTTAAAGATACTGGAATAAAGACTAAAGTAATTAAACAATACTTACCTGTAATCAATAATTTAGTAAACAAATATTTACAGACATTAGATTTTTTTGTTCATTTTGATTTGGATGAATCTTTTCAAGAAACTATTCGTTCAAGGCATAGAGATGCTTTTTCATACGACTCTTTCAGTGAAGGTGAAAAACAACGTATTGATCTAGCACTTTTGTTTACTTGGAGAATGATTGCCAAGATGAAAAATTCTGTAGCAACCAATCTTCTAATTTTAGATGAAACTTTTGATTCTTCTTTGGATCATGATGGTGTTGACAATCTTATGAAAATACTGTATACTCTTGATGATGATACTAATGTTTTCGTAATTTCACATAAGGGAGAAATTCTTGATGGAAAATTTGAAAATAAAATAGAATTCTTTAAGAAGAAAAATTTTAGTAAAATGAAATAAGTGCTTGACGATTCAAATACTATGTGTTATAATTGCAGAAATGAAACAATGGAGATTAAATTATGAGAGAAGTGATTAGCGAGGCTACAATTCAAGTATTGAAGAACTTCGCATCTATTAATTCAAATATTGTTATTGAAAATGGTAGCAGTATCAGAACTATTTCGGAAGCAAAAAATATTCTGGCGAAAGCAGAAGTTGAACAGACCTTTCCTCAAAGGTTTGGAATTTATGATCTAAGTGAATTTCTTGGAGTTCTTGGTTTGGTTGATACACCAGTGTTAGATTTCTCTGGAGATTATGTTACTATTGGAGATTCTACTGGTAGATCAAATATCAAGTATTTTTTCTCTGATCCAGACATGCTTACAACATCTTCAAAAGATGTAAAAATGCCAGAAGGTGACGTTAAATTTCGCCTAGATATGGATACATTAAATAAACTAAAACGAGCGGCATCTGCACTAGGTCACTCAGAATTGATCATTGAATCTAGTGGAAATGACGGTCTTGCGAAATTGACGGTAACGACAACTGATAATTCTACAGCGAATACTTTTTCTATTGATATTCCTGTTGAAGAAAACGCGAACAATTACAAGTTTGTGTATAATATTAACAATTTAAAGATTTTAACTGGTAATTATGATGTGGAGATTTCATCAAAACTGATTTCAAAATTGACTAATACTGAAACTAAACTGCAATATTGGATTGCACTTGAAAAAACATCAACTTATGGAGAATAATATTAATGGCTGATGATCAACACAAAAAAGCATATGACCTTATGAATCAAATTTCTCGCAGCGCAATTGCTGTAATTGATACTGTAACGCAGCGTGGGGGTTTTCGCGGTGAAGAACTATCAACAATTGGACAGTTGAGGGATCAGTGTACTCAAGGTGTACAGATTGTTGAAAACTATAAGCAAGAGCAAGCAGAAGAGTAGTTAGTAAATTCCTATAAGGATACAATTATATTATGGATGTTGAATTACAACGAAAGTTGGATAATGAATTTTTGTGGGTGGAGAAATACCGCCCACAAACTATTGAGAGGACTATTCTACCATCTGATCTAAAAGAAACATTTAAACAAATTATTAAGACCAGTGAAATTCCAAACATGTTGTTTACTGGAACTGCTGGTCTTGGTAAAACAACAATAGCCAAAGCGTTATGTCATACTTTAGGACTTGATTATATAATTATTAATGGTTCTGAGGATGGCAATATTGACACTTTACGTGGAAAGATTAAACAATTTGCTTCTACTGTATCTTTACAAGGTGGTTATAAAGTTGTAATTTTGGATGAGGCAGACTATCTTAATCCACAATCAACTCAACCTGCATTACGTGGATTTATAGAGGAATTTAGTAATAATTGTCGTTTCATAATGACATGTAATTTTAAGAATAGAATTATTGAACCTCTACATTCTAGATGTGGTGTTTATGAATTTAATACATCCAAAAAAGAAATGGCAAGTCTTTGTGGTGATTTTTTTAAACATGCTAGAAATATTCTTGAACAAGAGAATGTAAAATTTGAAGATCAAGACCTTGTTAAGATTATCATGAAACATGCTCCTGATTGGAGAAGGGTTTTAAATGAAGTACAAAGACGATCTGTGGGTGGTGTTCTTAGTAATAGCGGTTCTAATAGTACTGGTATCAATGAAATTGATGCTCTCTTAAAATTCATCAAAGATAAAGACTTTAAGAAAATGCGGTCTTGGGTGGTGAACAACATTGATACTGATAGTTCTGCAATCTTTAGAGGAATTTATGATAAAATGTCAAATCATATCAAACCTCATGCTATCCCTCAAGTTGTTCTAATTCTTGCGGAATATCAATATAAGAATGCTTTTGTTGCTGATTTAGAAATCAATACAGTTGCATGTCTAACTGAAATAATGGCAAATGTGGAGTTCATAGAATGAGTGTTGCTTATGAAGGGTTAAATGATTGTGTGATATATGATTTTGAAACACTTTCTGTTGATGTAAACAGAGGTGTTGTATTATCTTTAGGTCTGCTTACTTTCTCTAGGGCAAGATTTACAAATAATCCATACAGTTATGAAGAACTTTTAGATAGTAGTGTTAGTATTAAATATGATGTTAAAAAGCAAGTGGAAGTTTATGATCGTAAGATTTCAAAATCTACGCTTGATTGGTGGAATAACCAGCCCAAAGAAACAACACAAGCGGTAATCACACCATCAGAAAATGATAAAGATATTAGCGAAACCTATAACTTTTTTGTGCAGAATGTAAATATCAATAACCTAAAAACAGTGTTTTCTCGCGGAAATACCTTTGATATTCCTTTCTTTGAAGGTATCTTAAATGATACTGGTAAAAAAGTTCCTTATCCATTTTGGATGGTTCGTGATACAAGATCATTTCTTGATGGTTTGCTTTGGGGGTCTGATGTTAAGAACGATTATATTCCAGAAGGATGTGCAGAAAAGTTTTTTAAACATGATGCGCGACATGATTGTGTAATGGATGTAATGCGTATGCAAACAGTGATACAAAACCTATGAACCACTTTGATTATTTAAACTCAATCAATCATAACAAAGACGATATTATGGTTGATGATATTACCGAAAAAGAATATAAGTCATACTATATCAATAGAACATTATCATATTTTAATGACACTATCCTTGCTGCAAATGAGATGAATAAGCATCACCACATTGATAATAGATTACAATATGATTTTATGCGTAATATTGTTAGAAAAAGAAAACGGTTCTCTAAATGGACTAAGGCTGATAAAATGGATGCTTTAGATTCAATTAAGGAGTATTATGGATATTCAAATCAAAAGGCGAGAGAAGTTTTGAAATTAATTCCTAAAGAGCATTTAGATCATATTAGATTTAAGTTGCGTAAGGGCGGTAAAAATTAAAATTATATAAATACCATTGTCATTAATGAATATAACAAAAAAGTGAGTTGACAATGAATGAGGAAACAAATATAATAAGTTGGTCGCCAAATGATATGTTAGAGATAACATTAAATGAACCTGATGATTTTTTGAAGGTAAGAGAAACATTAACAAGAATTGGCGTATCAAGTAGAAAAGAAAATAAATTATTTCAATCGTGTCATATCCTTCATAAACAAGGTAGATACTTTATAGTACATTTTAAAGAATTATTTTTGCTAGATGGTAAAAAATCAAACTTAGAAGAAAGCGATATAGGTCGTAGAAATACTATTGCTACACTTATGTCTGATTGGGGTCTAGTCTCCATACAAAATGAATCAGTTGCTAAAAATTTAGCACCTCTGCGACAGATTAAGATTATTCCTTTTAAAGAAAAAAACAATTGGGAACTATGTCCCAAGTATAATATAGGAAGAAAATAAATGCAGAGTTTCAAATCTCACCTTATAAATGAAAGTGCGCTTAGTGCGCTAAGAACTGCGACGAAAGCCCACAAAGGGCAGTTTAGAAAAAGTGGTGGAGAATATATTGCTCATCCAAAAGAAGTTGCCAAAATAGTTGCTAAGTTTAAACCAAAATCAAAAAATTTATCTGCATTAGTTCAAGCAGCATATTTGCATGATACTATAGAAGATACTGATTTATCACATGCTGACTTAGTTAAGCAGTTTGGTGGGTTGGTTGCCAATCTTGTTGACCAATTGACCACTAAAAAAGATGATCTTGAAGCAGCAGGTGGTAAGGGTGAGTATATAAAAGATAAGATGGTTAACATGACAAGTTGGGCATTAGTTATTAAACTCGCTGATAGACTTGCTAATGTATCTGATATTAAGCAGCAGAAACCAGAATGGCAAAGAAAATATGCTGGTGATACAAAGTTGGCCCTAGACGCTGTAAAAAAAGATAGGAAACATTTGAGTCCTACACATAAGAAAATTATTAAGAATATAGAAACCATAATAAAACCTTATGTATCATGAAACTTTTTTCTAAATTTATAACAGAAATCACTAAAAATCAACGTAAAAAGAAAGAAGCCTATGCTTTGACATATGTTCGGCAAGGTAAGATGGGTATTCTAAGGATTAGGCCATTACCAGGCAGCAAGTGGGTTGAAGTACGTGGTAAGGTAGGATTTGAAAATAATTATGATGAAAATGATTATCTACACAGAACGATGACTCTTATTGGCAAAGGTGTAAACGTATCTGATTTTGTAAATGGTACAGAGGTTGTACTATATGATAGAGGTGATAAAGTTGCAAAACTAGCATTAAGAGCAGTTAGAGCAATTGTAAAATATCCAGACGCACAGCATTGGTAGGTAATAATAAATGAAAAGTTTTATATCTCATTTAAATGAAAGTATGTTAGAAAAACTTTTAACTATGAAAGTTAGAAAGTCTATTAAAAACGCTGGTGGTAAAATCTATCAAATTGGTGGTGTAGTTCGTGATGAACTACTTGGAAAGGTTTCAAAAGACTTAGACTTAATCGTTGTCGGTGTAGAACTAAGCGATCTAGAAAAAATATTAAAGCCTCACGGTAAAGTGAATATGGTTGGCAAATCTTTTGGTATTCTGAAATTTGTACCAACAGGTTCAACAGAAGAAGAAGATGTTGATATTTCAGTACCAAGAGTTGACTCTAAGAGTACTGGTGCTGGTCATAAAGATTTTGAAGTACAGTTAGGAAAAGGTATTACTTTACAACAAGATCAGTTAAGAAGAGATTTTTGGATAAATCAATTGGCTAAAGATGTTGATACTGGAGAAATTATTGACACTGATGGCAAGGGTATGAAAGATATTAAGAATAAAGAAATTCGTATGATCAGTCCTACTTCATTTGAAGATGATCCTTTAAGAATGTTAAGAGCCATTCAATTCGCGGCTAGGTTTGAATTTAAAATTGAAAAAAATACCTTCAAGGAAATGAAAAAACAAGCGCATACTATTTCATCAGTTTCTTCTGATAGATTTAATGAAGAATTTAAAAAACTTTTCACCAAATCAAAAAAACCATCAATCGGTGTAAAACTTTTATTTGAAAGTGGATTGATAAAGCATCTATTCCCAAAAGCATCTATTAAAGACATTAATTTAAAAGCATTAGATAAACTAGAAACTTTTGATGGGTTTAATAAAAACTATGGTGCTTTTATAGGAATGGTTCTAATGAGTTATAAGCAAGACGCTGGTAAAATTGCCAAGGCTGGAATGAAATTATCTAATATTGATTCTAAAGCAGTTCAATCTGTAACTTCATACAAAGATATGGATTTAGTTAAATTAGTTGGATGGGCTAAAGATAACGATATTAAATCTGTTGATGCTTATCTTACCGCTATAGGAAAACCAACAGTATCATCAAAATTAAAAGGTGTTAAATATCTTTCAATTAAAGAACTACCTATAAATGGAAAAGATGTTTCTCAATTGGGATTTAAAGGTAAAAGTATAGGTGATGCCTTACAATCCGCATTAGATTTTTCTATTAAGACTAATAAAACAAGTAAAAATGATCTTCTTAAATATATAAATAGTAGGAACAAATGATAAGGAGATTTAAACATGGCGTGGGTAACTATTACAAACAATCCGAGTTGGCAATATGACAATTCGCCGCCTGATCCAGGTGCTAATAGCCCACTAAGACCTCTATGGTTAAAACAAACTAATGGTATTAGAACTACAAATGGTCATGCCGTATATACAAGTGTTCGCAAAACAGTAAATTCAGCATCTGGTACATCTACAGTTTCCATGGGTGAAATGAGTAAAACCTTTTGGGATAATGTATCATGATCAAGTTTAAAATATTTATAACTGATGAGTATCAGAGAGATTACAAAAAAGAAAGAAAAAACTATCTTGGAACTCCAGAACAGATGGAGAGAAACGCCGCTAGAAAACGCGCTAGAAGAAAGATGGAAAAAGAGGGTAAGGCAGAGCCTTTTGATGGGCGAGATATTCATCACAAAGATGGTGACCCACTCAATAATGATCCAAAAAACTTATCAAGTGTAACTGTTCATTATAATCGCAAAGAGCCAAGGTTGCGAGATAAAAAATGACTAGAAAATTTTTTATGGATTGTGAAAGTCTAGATTGGAATGATACTTTTGCTCTCAGTTATTTTTTTTCTGAAGTATCCGCTTTAGCCTATCACGATGGAACTAAAGCAAAAAGAGAGTTATCAAAATTAGGTTTCAAATCATATAAATTTTTAGAGAATGATGGCGCACAATGTCATATCTTTTCAGATAAAGATAATATTATTGTTGCTTTTAGAGGTACAGAACCAACAGAGTTTTCAGATGTTAAAGCAGATTTACTTGCATTTAAAAGAAAATCTAAAACTGAGGGTATGGTTCATATGGGATTTAAAATAGAATTAAGAAAACTTTGGTCTGATATTGAAGCACTACTTCAAAAAAGTAAAAGAAAACAACTTTGGGTTACTGGTCATTCTCTTGGTGGTGCTATGGCAACACTATGTGCATCTAGACTTGAAGAAAAAAATCCCATATTATTTACATATGGTTCACCAAGAGTTGGTGGTAAAGAATTTTGTGTAGGTATGGATGTTGAGCATTATAGATTTAGGAATAATAATGATATTGTGCCAACAGTTCCTTTATGGATAATGGGATATAGGCATCACGGTACAGAGAGATATATTAATCATTATGGAAATATTCGTAGATTGTCCTTTTGGCAAAAGATAAAGGATTCTTTGAGGGGTAGGTGGTGCGCCATGAAAAATAAACAAATTTTTGATGGAATATATGATCATAGTATTGAACATTATTCAAGTAAATTGAAGAAATTTAAAAAATGATTTGGGATATGATTGAAAATATGGCTTCAGATCGTTTATGGATTTATACGGGTATTATGGGTTCGGTATTTGGCGCACTATTTTTAGCATATATGAGAGATACAAAAATTGGATTATGGTTATACTCTAAATGGGATATATTACTAGATACTATAAGAGACAAGTTTGGGTGGACTTGGTTTGATCAACCAGATGATGCTTGGAGAAGTTTATCTCCTAAAATAGCAAAAAAAATAGATGAACTTGAAACCAGAATAAAAAGGTTAGAAAAATGAAAACATTCAAAAATTTTATAATAGAAGATAAATGTGATTTAGTAGGTATGAAACAAATCAAAGCATTTGAATCTATTGTTGATAAATTATTCAAAAAATATGGAATTGATTTCAAATTCACTCGTCATTTTGGTGATAGGATGGGAGATGATAGAAATACACCTTGTATCTCTATGAAAGAGTTAGCAGAATTTATAAAAAAGATTTACGCAAGACAAGGTAAGTCACTCAAAGGTGTGGCTGGTGCTGAAGCGGTAATTAAAGATATGCAATCTGATTTGAATATTCCAGTAGCAGTTAAATATGATCAAAGAAAAGATGAATTTGATGTTGTAATGAAAACAATTATGCGTAAGAAAAACTTTCATACGCCAGATAAGGTTATAAAATATGCGTAAGTATAGTCAAGTTCTCTTAGAGTTAAGGACTACTACACCAAAACCTAAAGATACTCTTGGTATCTCAAGAGTAGATATGCCCCAAGTTCGTTCAGCAGATTATGATGAACTTATAGAGTATTTAAAAAATTTAGGTATAAAAATGGAAAGAAAAGAAGTCAAAGCCAAAAGACTACGAGCCACCCAATCTGATTTTAATAAAGATAAAATAGTTAAGGCTATGGGCCGAATAAAAACTATTGGTCAAGCAAAACCACTTCTGGTTTCTTCAGATAACTATATTGTTGATGGTCATCACCGTTGGTTGGCGGCTAGAAATGGTGGTGCATCAATACCTATTATGCAATCTGATGTAAAAATAAAAATATTACTTAGAGCAATAAAAAAATTCCCTAAGTCTTTTACTAAGACGATAGATGAAGAAGAAATATATAAAATGGAATGGCGTAGAACATTTTCGGATTAAATTATGAAATACTTTATATCAGCACCTTTTGGAAACTATTTAAAACTTCCTAAAGCAATTAGCGTAACTGGAAGTTGGACCGTTGAAAAAAGAGAAGGACTTATTCCCCAAATTTTTAAAACTCTTAGATATAAAAATGGTGGATGGATTAATAAAATTGGATTGCGAAATGCTGGAATATATGAGGGTTTAAAAAGAACAAACTCTACAGATGTGTTGAGCCTTGCCGCAATAAACGAATATGATTGGCTACATCTGTCTCGTATAGTAGATAAAAATTCATCTGTTGAGATTAATATAAGTTGTCCAAACCTTGATAAAGATGTGGGTGCGGTAAATTTATCTGGTTTTGATTTATTTCCTAAGAGTGAAAGAAAATGGTGTATATGTAAAATACCGCCTACTGCGACAGAATGTCTCATAGACAAGATAGTAGATTTAGGATATAATCAAATACATGCAAGCAACACTTTGTACTCTTTGAATGGGGGCCAAAGTGGAAAAATTTTAAAACCATATACTACAAGGATTATAGAATATATAAAGAGAAAACATCCTAGCGTTACTGTAATCGCTGGTGGTGGGGTTACAAATAAGGATGATGCAGAATTTTATTTTGATAAGGGCGCAGACTATGTAAGTCTAGGAACAGTATGTTTCACTCCTTGGAAAATAAAAAACATAATTTCTTAATTTTTTTTTACCTAACCCCTTGAAATCACAAAATAAAGACATATATACTAATGAGTTAGCATCTTGATGCTAATCAAACCAAGGGGATGCGAATAATCGGTCCCATTACAATCTTGCTTGATCAAAAGGAGATAACAATGACAGGCTTACAAACACTCTTTCCACGTTCATCTTTCGTGGGTTTTGACCATTTATTCAATGAACTAGAGTTCACTGCTAAACATGCTCAAGATCACTATCCACCACACAATATTATTAAAGCAGGAGAATCAGATTATTTGATTGAACTTGCTATTGCTGGATTTTCACAAGATGAAATTAATGTTGAAGTAAAAGATAGAACTTTGACAGTAACTGGTGAACACGTTTCTAAAGGTAGAGAATTTATCCATCGTGGCATTTCAACAAAGAAATTCAAACGAACCTTTAGGCTGTCTGAACACGTACAAGTAAACGGAGCAAATATTCTAGATGGTATTCTGGCAATTGAATTGCAGTACGTCATTCCAGAATCAATGCGTCCTCGTAAAATTAAAATTGGCAATTACGAGGAAAACTCAAATGCAACACATACTAACAACGCACAACTTCTTAACGAGAGGTCTAACAGGTCTCTTTGACTTTATTCTTTCTGTAGGAAAAACTATTCAATTTTCAAGACAGTGTTCAGCGAATGCAGATTTGGTAAGGTATTTTAGAATAGAATATCCAAATATGTCAGATCACGAAATATTGTGTGAATTGAATAGGAGAACTTTGGAGGATTTTAAATGATTCAATGGATCAAGAATTTCTTTCAAATTGTAACACCTATGACTGAAATAGAAACCAGAGATGCATATTTTGCTGAAGCAAAGGATTTATGTGATCTGGAACGTAGAATGAGGGCGTGGGACAAAACATCAACGAACCAAAACCTTCGCGGATGGGTTTGATCTTATACCATATTATGATGAAATGGAAACTCTATAGACAGATTGCAGAATATATCTGGATTAGAGTTTTACCTTAAAACTAGGAAGGGCATTATTGCCCTTCTTTCACACACACAAATTATGGAGATTAAAATGAGACAACATATTTTTGACACTTGGAACAGTGTAATGGATTCAAATATAAATCCACTAAGAAATATTCCTAATTTACAAGTACGCCATTTGATTATGCAAATTCTTGCATGGATGTGGGTATCGGTATGCTCTATGTATTTGGGAAGCATAATGTTCTGGGGAATTAATGCAATCGCACACACCCTTTTACTTGCCGCAATTGTAATTACTGTTGGTACGTTTGAAACTGCCAAGCGAAAGCCTAAAGTTTTTGATAGGATTGATGGATACAACGGACGCCAAAATAATGGCGAACATAATTAAATTTAGATAGGAACACACAATGGCACACAAAAATCCCTTTGAAATTAGAACCGAAATGTTACAAATGGCAAAAGACTATATGGATCAACAATATCACATGAATATTCAACTTGCTAATGATCTATATGAACAAGGTCAAAAAACAGCCGAAGAAGTTAAAGAAGCATATCAAATCTATTCTACAGAAGATTTGATGGCTAAGGCTAAAGAAATGTATTCCTTCGTATCAAAGAAAGATTAATGATCCACAGATCATATTTTAAGTTTATGATCTGTAAATCATATTATTATAAATTTTTACAAAGGTATATTTATGAAAAGTTTGGCGCGAGAACTCGCGGAAAATGTTGATTGGAAAAATTTCTTTGAAATGAGACATTCTGTAGGTTCACAATTAAATGATAGAACATTACGTTTTTTAAAATCAATTATACAAGATAAAGCGATTGAAAAAATGAGTGATGGTAGAGTCCAATATGTAGATTTAATTGGGCAAGATCATCAATTTAAAAAATATCGTATTGAAACTAAATGTGGTACAAATGTATTAACAACAGCAAAAGGTAAAGAAAAAAAGAAATATGTAACTGGTTCTATCAAGTTGAACAATACACTAGGTTCAAGTCATGGTAGAACATTACCTGACACGTTTGATTATCTGATGATTGTTGATAATGATGCGGTGGCAATAGTAAAGCGAGAAAATTTATTGCCGCATATCACAAGTGGTGGTGATGGACTTAGTGTTAAATTACCTTACTCAACACTTGAGTGGGTTGTAAAACCAAAAGAGTTTGATCATGATAACTTTAAAAATATTCAGAGTGTGAATGTTTTAGAACAACTTTATGAAATGATAGAGAAAATAATAACAATGTCTACTGATAAAAATATCAAATAATTTGTTGACTAAAAACCAATATTATGATATAATGACTCCAAACGGAGAAGAATATTGAAATCATTTTATACAAACGTAGCCAGATATGGCAATTCACTCTTGTACCGTGGTTATAATGACCACGGTATTCGTATTGAGAAACGTGTTAAATTTAAACCAAAACTCTTTGTTCGCAGCAAAGAACAAAATACGAGATGGAAAACTCTTGAAGGACTTTCTGTTGCTCCAGTAGAATTTGAGTCTATGAGGGCGGCAAAAGAATGGTTAGAGACTTACAAGGATATGGATAATGTCAAAATCTATGGCATGACTAATTATATTCAACAGTTTATAACAAGCGCGTTTCCAGACGAAATACAGTTTAATCGTAAAACAATCAATGTCGCAAACTTAGATATTGAAGTTGCATCAGATGACGGATTCCCACATCCAGATGCTGCTGATTATCCTGTTATATCAATTTGCCATAAGTCATCAACTTCTAATGTTTATCACGTTTGGGGTCTGGGTGAATATGATGTTGATAAACGCGAAAACCAAGATTTGATTGTCCAGTATCGTCATTGTAAAAATGAATTAGAATTATTAGCAAAGTACATGGAATTTTGGACTAAGAATCCACCAGATGTTATAACTGGTTGGTATATTAAAATGTTTGATATGCCTTATCTAATCAATCGCGTTACTAAAATTGCTGGTAATAGTGTCGCAAAAAAGTTTTCTCCATGGGGTTTGATTAGTGAACGTAATATAAATGTTGCTGGTCAAAATCATAAACATTATGAAATAACTGGTATTTCCCAATTAGATTATATGGATTTATTTAAAAAGTTTGGGTATTCATATGGAACCCAAGCATCTTACAAATTAGATCATATTGCTCATACTGTTCTTGGTGAGAAAAAACTATCATATGAAGAGCATGGAACACTTCATACTTTATATAAAAATGACCATCAATTATTCATTGATTATAATATCAAGGATGTTTACTTAGTAGATAAGATTGATGAAAAAATGGATTTGATTACTCTTGCACTTACTATGGCATATCGTGGGGGTGTGAACTATGAGGCAACTCTTGGAACAACTGCCATATGGGACTCAATCATATATCGTGAACTGAATAAACAACACGTTGCTATACCACCAAATGAAAATACAATCAAATCACCATATCCAGGAGGTTACGTTAAAGAACCTCAAGTTGGGTTACATGATTGGGTAGTTTCATTTGATTTGAATTCACTATATCCTAATTTGATTATTCAATATAATATGTCACCAGAAACTTTGGTAGTTGACCTTGAAAACACATATCAATCAGGTGTTGAATATTATATGAATAATGCACCAGATATAAAAAATGACCTTTCGGTTGCAGCGAATGGATCAACTTATACTAGGCAAAGACAAGGCATTGTACCTCAAATTATTGCAGACTATATGTTAGAGCGTAAAGCGACTAAGAAGTTGATGTTAGAGGCAATGCAAAAAAATCAAGATAATCCATCTACTGAACTTGATAGGGAAATCAATCAACTTGAAAATCGGCAAATGGCAATTAAAATTCTATTGAATTCTCTTTATGGTGCTTTGGGTAATGCTTACTTTAGGTATTTTGATATGCGAGTTGCAGAAGGTATTACTCTGTCTGGACAGTTAGCAATTCAATGGGCAGAACGCGCCATAAATGATGAAATGAATAAAGTACTTAAAACCGATAAGTTTGATTATGTAATCGCTATTGATACTGATTCACTCTATATCAACTTTGGACCTTTTATAGATAAATTGAAACCTAAAGACCCTGTTAAAGCATTGGATAAAATTTGTGCCGATCATTTTGAAAAGATTTTAGAACAAGCATATGATAAACTATTTAATCAGATGAATGCATATACAAATCGTATGGTTATGGAAAGAGAAGCGATTGCAGATCGTGGTATCTGGACAGCCAAAAAAAGATATTTACTAAATGTTCATAATAATGAAGGTGTTCAATACGCAGAACCAAAATTAAAGATCATGGGTATTGAGGCCATTAAATCAAGCACACCTCAAGTAGTGCGAGACAAGTTTATGCAGTCGTTTAAAATCATTATGTCTGGATCAGAAGAAAAAACTAGAAAGTTTATTGCTGATTTTAAGAAAGAGTTTAAATCTCTGCCACCAGAAGATATATCTTTTCCAAGAGGTGTTAGTGATATCGTGAAATGGAGTGATAGGAAAACTATTTACAAAAAAGGTACACCAATTCATGTGAGAGGTAGTTTACTTTATAATCATCAAATAAAAGATAAGGCATTAGGAAAAACTTACGCACTTATTCAGAATGGTGAAAAAATTAAATTTTGTTATCTAAAGATGCCTAACCCTTTAAAGGAAAATGTTATATCATTTCCAGATTACATTCCAAATGAATTTAATTTACACAAATATGTAAATTATGATATTCAATTTGAAAAGACTTTTGTAGAACCAATTACACCAATTTTAGATGCAATAGGTTGGTCTGTTGAAGAAAGTTCTTCTTTAGAAGATTTTTTCTGTTAAATTTATAAAAAAACAAAGGAATAATTATTTTATGAAACTAAATGCAGCCGAAATGTATGATTTAGCAAAAAACGATGAAATACAGAATTATATACAAAACAATCTTTATGACCCATGGATAGGAAGCCCCTTTGAAGGATATAGATATATGGGTAATAAACAAAAGGGTGAACTAGGAGAGAGATTAGTAACTCTAATAATGGAAAAGGCTGGTTACAATGTTGAATTTGCTCACACATCAACTGCTGGATACGATAGAATTTTAAATGGAATTAAAACGGAAATTAAGTTTTCTGTTGCACATACAGACACTAAAAAAAGATCAATCAAAAAAGATTGCTTTACAATGAACCATGTCGCAGTTGGTAAAGATTGGGACCGTCTTATTTTTATTGGAGTAAATGAAAATCCTAATGAATTTAAGGCTGTGTATATGACAAAAGAAATGTTTGAAAATTGTCTGAAAAGAGATAATCATTTTAATCATCAACAAGGTGGTAAAAATTCAAAGAATGATGATTACATGGTTACGGAGAAAAAACTTAGAGAACTAATACAATCAGAATATGTAAAAGAATTGAGTGAATGGTAAAAACTATACTTGGCGATTGCTTAGAGGTATTGCCTACAATTGAAGATAATTCAGTAGATATGCTTCTTGCTGATCTTCCATATGGCACTACTGCATGTAAATGGGATTCTGTTATTCCATTAGATAAACTATGGAAACAATACAATAGGGTTTGTAAGAAAAATGCAGCCATGGTTTTTACCTCAATGCAACCATTCACAACAATTCTTGCTGCTTCTAATATAGATAATTTAAGATATGAATGGATTTGGGAAAAACCTCAAGGCACAAACCCCATGAATGTGAAGATAATGCCGTTAAAATCCCATGAAAATATCTTAGTATTTTATAGGGAGAAACCAACTTATAATCCTCAAATGTGGTATAGTACACCGTATTCTGGATTT